ATAATTGTTTTATACTTTTGTTTCATATCTATAAATACCTTATAAAATAAAAAAGGGGTATAAACCCCTTTTAAATTAATGTTATATTAAAATACTACCAAGCCTTAACGCTTTTTCCATAAATTCATCATAAGTGCCATTATTTTCAATTATAATATCCGCACATGTTTTATCTATATCAAAGGATGAAGAATCTTCTAATGGTAATCGTTCAGACGCATCAACCCAAATTATTATATCAAATAACCCTTGACGCATGCATTCCTTTATTTCTTCTCTATCTCTCATTCCAACATAACAATCAGAATGTTCTAAGATACCCTTGGCCAATTTGGCTCTATCTTCTTTGTTATAATCACAAATTAAATTTTTCCACTCTGCTCTATGGTTTACTCTATCTTCAAAACACTCTTCTGATGTTTTATAACCATACTTATCTTTAAGAGCATCATATAGAAAGATATCAGCAGCAGCTTGTGAAGATGATTTAAAGGTTAAACCAAAATTATCCCTCCAAATTTCAGCTAAGCTATCTTTGCCATGTCTGGCATTACCAACCAGTAGTATTTTTTTAAACATAATTAATCTCTAGTTGATAATTCGACTTCAAAACCACCAGTTTTATGCCACTTTTTATTTGGTTGACCCATTTGGATATCACCTTCATAACCCTTGGTTGATGAATTAAAGTAATCAAACTTTTCACCTTCAATAAGTGTCCAAAGTGCATCTCTGACTTCTTTTGATAAAGATTCATCTTCTGCTAATTCATTATAATTTTCTGATATATAATCAAAAAATTCTTGTTCTGTTGTTCCTTCAAATTCTGGAAACAACTCACTATCCAACTCAACTGGTTCTGTTGCGGCATAAATAGTGAAATACTCTGTTGCTCTAAAATGTTTTTTCATATTTTTAAATTTTATTATTCTTCTTCGTCATCATCTTCTACATCAACAAAAAACAATTCTTTTTCCTCATCATAGATTTTATCTTTGGTTATATCACCTTCAATCAATTCATCGTACAAATTTTCAGACCAAGATTCTTCTTCACTTGGTTTCATGTCCCAGAAATTTTCTTTGATATATTCTTTAATTTCTTCTTTGGTCATGCCTTCCAATTCAGGGTAGTCTGATACATTTATAGTAACTGGTTCATACCACACAGCACGACAGTGTGATTCTATCATACCTACTTTAATTTTTTTTATCATCTTTATTAATTTTTAAGTTGATTTAAAACTGCTGAACTACCAACCACTTGTGGTACTCTTGGTGTATTAGGGTCTACGTCAATCCATTTCAAGTATTCTATGTATATTGGAGTGATTTCTTGTTTTCTAATTCTCATAGCTTCTGCTTGTGCTTTAGCTGCGATAATTGTTTGTTGCGCATCACCATTGGCAATCGCCACTTTCTTTCTAGCTTCAGCTTCAGCAGTAAGGGCTTTTTGGTCCTCAGCTTGTGCTTGTTGAATCGCTTTAGTTTTGGCAATAATAGTTTCTTGTAAAGATTGTGGTGGAACAATGTTTGTTCTTAATTGTGAAACCGTAAACCATTTAGATAAACGCTTATTACATTCTGTTTTAATGGCAGCCTCAAATTGTTCTCTTTCGTTAAAGATTTTATCAACTTCCCATTTGTTAGCAACATCATTGATAGCACCGACAATAGCTGTTTGTAACCAACCTTGTTCTACCGATTTAATATCCAAACGTAAATTCTGAAACATATCACCAACAGCACCAGGTTTTAATGAATAGTTAAAGCTTGGGTGAATTGTCGCTGGGAAACCACCTTTAGTTATAACTTGTTGTTTTTCATAACCAATAGTTTGTTGGAAAACTGGAAACTGATAAAGTTGTTCAGCCCATGTATTGAATACAACCCAACCAGTTTTGTATTCATAATTTGACACACCTCTAGCATCACCAGATAAATTTACTTTGACACCTACATTACCCGCATCAACCCTATCTAATTTATAAGGTTGGAGAAACCCTAATATTAAACCCATACTAAGAATAATAATCGGTTTTGTTAACCAGCTACCAAGCCTTATTTCTGTTCCATAGTTTGTTTGTGTTGTAAATTTCTCTTTTGTTGTTAGAGCTGTGAATATCGCAACAATTAGCGATAAAATAATAATAATTAATGTAATCATAGTTTTTATTTGTTTAAAAGATTTGTAATAAGATTATATGTTTTTCTAATTAATAATACTGTAAGTGTTAACACACCCAGTATAGTTATAAATTGAATTGTTTGATTCATTGGTTTACTAATTATCTCATCTGAAAGATAATCAAGCCCAATACCCCATAAAATCCAAAGCAATACGATTACAATGTATTTATTTTTCATCATCCTTTTCAATAATTACACCAACTTCTTCACCAGTTATTTTATCTCTTCTGATGTCTTGTTCCATCATTTCATCCCATAACGACCATGAACCTTCGTCACCTTCCTTGTACATCTCTGAAGCGTTAAATTCTACAAACTCTAGAATTTCCTCATCAGTCATACCTTGTAATTGTGGATAATCATTAACATCAATAGTGATGTCTTCTCTAATCAAGTAGCTACAATATGATTCTGTAGCACAAACTTTAAATGTTCTTTTTTCTGACATAATATTTTTTTTTAAATTATTTATGCAAATATACTAATTAAGTTTAATATATGCAAATAAAAAAAGGGGTTATTCACCCCTTTTTAATTTTTTTATGTACTTTTAATATTAATTTTCGAACAAATGATAATTATCACCTTTATTTGTTGTGTCACCAAATTCACCATACAATTCTTCACCATCATAAGCTAAAGAAGTCATAATCTCTAAAACTCCATCTAACACTTCAACAACAATTGGCGATAATAGTTCTGGGTTAAATTCTTCTGTTTCAAGTTCAAAAACCCTAAAATTACCCTTTTGTATAGATTCAACCATAAAATAATCTTCTTCATTATAAAGAAATTCTATTTCAAAACTATCATAATCAAATTTAAACGAATCACCCATTCTCCAAACTTCATTATCATCTTCGTCTTTAACAATAATTGTAAATGATTTTGATAAGTTTTTATTATCAAAATAAAGACCATTCATCATGTTTTCACTATCATAATAGTCATCTATTTCTAACACTTCACAAATTTCTTCTGAAGTCATTTCACCATCTAAAACATTACCATCAGACAATGTTTCTAATTGTTCTTCACTAATTGGAAATATGATTGTATCACAACCAACCCCAATAATTTCAATTTTAAATTTACTCATTTTTATTTTTTTTTATTGTTTATAAAAAAACCCCATAAACTATGGGGTTTTATTTTCAGAATAGTGTTTTTTTTATATTGCCCATAAATTAATTGCTGGAACTATCCTTCTAGTTGCGGAAGTAGGGCTCGAACCTACAACACAGTTTTACTGCTCCTCTAGGTTATGAGCCTAGCATGTTACCATTTCCACCATTCCGCGATGTTAGTGTAGTAGTCTGGCTACGAACCAGATATTAATCAGTTGCTTGGCATCCGAATTAATAAAGACTAAACTTCTACCACAAGTGGTCAGAATCTCTTTTTTTTTAAATTCAATTTTAAAGGCTTAAATGTTTGCTGAAAAGATTCTTTAACCATATAAGATATCTCAAGATGATGATTCGCTTTGTTTTTTCGTGATTAGCGTGCTCACGGCAGTAGATTTTAAGTGCCCTCACAACACCCTATTTTTTTTTAGTATTAACGCCAATATTAAAAATATTAGTTAGTTAATATATGGTAGATTAGTTACTACCACTCTCTTATTTGCTTTGTCTGTTTTGCAGAAACCATCTTTTTAGATATTTTTTTTTTTCTAAGAACGTATTGTATTAAATATATGCAAATATACTAAGTTTTTTTATTCGTGTCAAGTTTTTTTAAAGTTTTTTTTCTTCTAAACGCATTTTTACCTTTGTTTCATCGATAACAACTAATATGTTATGTTTTTTACCCATCGAATGAACAACATTCAAAACGCTATAATATTTATCATCCATGTATACGTACTCATCTCTCTGTGGTACAATATTCATTTTTATATTATTTTTAACTATTTCCCATTTACTATTTAGGAAAGTTACTGTATATTTTTTATTAAAGAACATAATAAATAATTTTTATTAGATATTTATAATTGTTATAACACTTCATTTAAATAATTAGTACTATGAAAAACAAAGGATGTGGATGCAAACCACCTAAAAGATAAGGTATTGCACTAAAAAGTTAACCCCTAGTGAGAAAATTTTTACTAGGGGTTTTTATTTCAGCTCTTGTTGGTAGTTTACTGCTGAATCTTTTTAAGAGCGGAGCTGACGGGAATCGAACCCGCGTCTTGAACATTCTTCAATTGCCTTCTACATGTTTATCCAAAATTTCTCTTCCATGGCTGGAATATATTGTTGATAACGCTCAAGAATAAAAGCGAATGGACTACCATTATGTTGTGGTTTTTACCACAATCAGGTGGTCTACCACCATTTGCAATATTAGACTACTGCTAGCTCTCCATTAGAAACCATTACGGCTTCGTCAAGGAAATTTTCCGAAACGATAAAATCGTTGTCAATTCAATTTTTAATAGATAGTTTTAAGTGCTTCCAATTTAGCACTACATGCTTACAGTTTACGACTATATCCAATCAAAACCAACCAACCCCATTATTTTTAAGAACTTGTGATTTATAAATATGCGGAAATTATTAAAAAAAACCGCATATTATAAACCTCTCTACAAATATACTAACATTATAATCTAAATGCAAGTTTATTTTGAATTATTTTTTCTTTTTATTAGTAATAATCCCATCAACAATACCATAAGCTAAAGCTTCTTCACCATCCATCCAGAAATCACGCTCAGCATCTTTAAGAACTTGCTCTGGTGTTTTATTGGTAAAATCACCAAGCATGCTGAATAATTTATCATTATACTTTTCACCTTCAGCAATTGAACGTCTGATATCTTGAATATTACCAGAAGCACCTGTTGATACTTGGTGTAACATAACTCTACTATTTGGTAAAGTAAATCTTTTACCCTTAGTACCAGCACCTAAAAGGATACTACCCATACTTGCAGCCATACCAGTGTTTACTGTTACAATGTCAGATGAAACATAATTCATAACATCTACTATTGATAGACCAGATTTAACTGAACCACCTGGTGTGTCTACGTGTAGTGTAACATCTTTTACTTCTAAATTGTCTAAGAACATTAATTGTGCTTGAACAACTGTGCTCATTCTGTCATTTACAGGACCAGCTAACCAAATAATTCTATCCATCATAAGTCTGGAAAAAATATCCATTTGGGTCACTCTTAATTCTCTTTCTTCTAAGATATAAGGTGTTAATGAAGCTGATGGTCCGTATATTCTAGTTTGAACATCTTCCCACGCTTGAAACTGACATGAGGTTATCCCCATGTGTTTAATTGCGTAATCTTTAAATTCTTGTGCGTAATTCATTATTTATTCTTCTATTTTGTTAATAAAAATTGGTGTATTATCCCCAGCCCATGCGCCTAATATGTTGAACTCAAAATACTCGATAGCTTCTTCGTAAGTCATCTCATCTCGCTCAATCATTATTTTAAGAATAGTTTGTACGTCATAGGCAACAACAGGACCGAGATTTATTCTCTCGGCCATGCCTATAATAGCCTCATCAAAACCGTCAATCAATAACGCTTCTGGATTTATTTCGGATATATCTTCTCTAAGCATTATTCAGCTGTTTCGTTTTCGGTTTGTTTTTCAGATTCAAAAATCAATTTAATTGTTTCTCTAACTCTGTTCCATTTATCGAAACCGTGTTTAGATAAGATACCGCTAAATGTAACGACATCTGGTCTTGTAATTTCAATTTTGTCTTTTTCTAGATTGTAATGAATAGAAGAAATAGATTCTTCAATTATCATCTCTTTATCAGCCTCATCTAGCTTGTCTAAGACATTTTCGTTTATCACGATAATAATGTCATCACCCGTTCTGTATTTAAGCAACTCATTAGCTTTATTGACTTTATAAATGTCTTTAGCTTTGTTGTTAGTTAAAACTGTGATGTTAATGAATTGGGTTATCCCAGCTCTTTCAATGTACTTGTTATACAAGTCTGTTGTGTCTTCAAATGGTTCTTCGTATCTTGCCATTGTTTTAAAAATTTATATAATGTTATTGTTTTACAAAAATACTAAATTATATCTTATGTTACAAACTTTCAGTTTGTTTTTTTTCACATACTTCTTTTAAGTTGATAATCACATCTTTAATATCGTCATCTAATTTTGATGGCATGTCTATATCTAAATTCACAATTAAATCACCTCTTTTACCAGTATTTAATTCTTTCATACCCTTATGTGGTATTCTAAGATTTTGACCTATTTTACTATATTCGGAAATTGGTATTCTTATAGCATTCCCTTCTATTGTGTTAATATCTACTTTATCACCTAAGACTAATTGATGGTACTGTAATTTTAATGTTAGTTTTAAATCATTTCCATTTCTAACAAAATTTTTGTGTGGTAATTCTATGATGTTTACAATTAAATCACCTTCTTTTCCACTTTTTACTGCGTTACCCTTACCCCTCATTGCAAATGACATACCGTTATGTATACCAGATGGTACATCAACTTCAACAAATTCTTGTTTTTTATTTACACCATTACCATTACATGTTTTACACGCTGTTTTAAAGGTGGTTCCCGTACCATTACAAACATTACAATCAGAAATTTGTTCCATAAAACCAAATGGTGTACTGTTTACATTTCTAATCTGTCCCATACCATTACATGCTGGACATTTGGTAGAGTCTGAACCACCATGTCCAGAACAATCACCACACGAAACGTTTCTATTGTAACTATATTTCTTTTTAACACCTTCAAATATTTCTTCTAAGGTTAATTTTACTGTAAGTGTTAAATTATCACCAACTCGTTCTCTTTTTTGTCTTTGTCTAAAAAATTGTGAAAACATATCATTGAAACCGCTGAACATATCATCATGACCACCCATGTTGTTATTACTGTGTCCAAATTGGTCATATCTAGATTTTTTAGTTTCATCTGATAAAACCTCATAGGCTTCAGAAATTTCTTTAAATAAACTTTCATCACCACCCTTATCTGGATGATGTTCTTTTGCCAATTTACGATAAGCTTTTTTTATTTCATCAGAGCTAGCATTTTTATTTAGCCCTAAAACTTCATAATAATCTCTTTTGTTCATAGGATATATTTATTTTTTAGCAAATATACTTAAATTATAATAAAAATGCAAATTTATGACATACAGAGTTGTTTTATTATGTAACGGTGAATACAAAAAAACTATTCATAGGGCAAGAACCTTAGAAACAGTGTTTATGCGTTATCATCGTTTGATAGATGAAAACAAAAAAGTATTATACCCTAAGCGTTTTATTAATAGTCACGAAATCATCCCAGTAAAGTTTGAAATAGCTGTAACAAAACCGACAGAAGAAGGTGATACATTTAGAATGCTTAGAGATGAATATGGTAAGACTTATATTGAACCACCCTTAGGTGATTGGACTATATTAGGTTCTAATGAATATGAGTTAGAAGAAACATTTATGATATATGGTATGAGTTATAAAAATGGTGATAGACCTACAATACGTGAAGTGGTTAAAAAACTTATGATAAACGCACACTCTAAAAAGAATGTAAAACAGGTCATTGTTGTTTATAATAAACTATTAATATACAATGAAGACCAGTTTGATATGGTTTTGTGTAAAAATATAGAAGATGCTCAAAGATTACACCATACACTAGCTAAAATAGCAAAAAAACAAAAACTTAAAAGTCTTTTATTTATGGGCACCGCAACTAAAGCTAATATTGGTAGGTTATATGATGTTATTCATGAAGAAACTGGTTGGTCTTATCCTAAAATAAGGAGACAGAGCACATTACACTAAACAAAGATATTTATATAATAAAAAGATATGTTTAGTTCACCACATTTATGGGTTATGCTCTTAGGAGTATTCTTGGCTTTAAGTTTTATAATCGCTGCTGTGATATATGTAAATAAATTATTTGTCACACAAACTAAAGATGTGTTGGTTAGATTTATCTTATTGGTTTTTGCGGCATTGGTTGGTGTTTTTATTGTTGATAAGATTATCGCTTTTAAAATAAAGCTTTTAAATGAAGAGGCTAATTCTCAATTATTTGAATTAATCAAAACTCTTACACTTATGATATTTTCATACTATTTTGGGACCCAAAAAAATGACAAAAACCCAGAGTAATCTGGGTTT